GTGTTCAAAAAATTGGTGCAATCAATAATAGATACACAGTTTATAAGAATCCATACATGAAAGAGAACGTAATCCTTATGGGATACAGAGGAGCTCAGTTCCTTGAAACAGGTGCAGTTTATTCACCATATGTTCCATTAATCATGACACCGCTAGTATACGATCCTGTTAACTTTACACCAAGAAAAGGTGTGATGACAAGATATGCTAAGAAAATGGTAAGACCAGAATTCTATGGTAAAGTATATGTTGCTGGATTAAATTCTATTTAATAGTTAATTAATTATTAAATAATTTAAACATTGAGAGGGATGATTTTTCATCCCTTTCTTACTGTTTTGATATTTATAATAAAAGAAGTACTATGGCAGCACCAAGAACAAAATACTCAATACAATCAAGAATAAGATATAAAGGTAATTTAGTAGATGTTTTAGATAGAATACGAGCTATACGTATGGTATTAATGGTTCATATCGAAAAAGATCTTGGAAAAGGAGCCGAATTAATAACTTTAAAAGTTTTATCTCCATATCCAGCTAAAAAAACTTTTTTAGCTCTTCAACAATTATGTACTAAAAAAATTGAAACATTAGAACAAATGCAACTATTAAATAGTACATTAACAAAATTAGAATAAGGTAAATAATTAAATGGCAGATTATAGTGTAAACAAACCCATATGGCCCGGTTCAGCATCTTTTACTGCTGGAAAAACTCCGTTTGGATTTTTTGATCAAGACACAATGTTTCAAACTCATTGTTTAAGTTTTGCAACTCATGCAGCTCAAAATGTCGGATATCCAATTATGGATGTTGAATTAATTGATATTAATTTTTTTAATGCATTTGAGTCAGCAGTTATAGAATATTCAAATCAAGTAAATCAAGTAAATATTGCAAATAATTTATTAAATACATTAGGAATAACAACAGGTTCGAGCTTTTTAACTGAAAACAATAGTAGTTTTTCTGACACGCTAGTAGGATCTTCATTATCATATATCACGAAATTATCAAAGACATATGGTGCAGAAGCTGATTCAGGAGGACATCAAAAGTGGTTTTCTGCCTCAATTGACGTTAAGCCAGGATGTCAATCATATAGTATAAGAACAGCGGTCTCAAAAAGTTTAGGTATCGAATTAACGAATACAAGTTCAATCGAAGTAAAAAGAGTATTACATACCGTACCGCCAGCTATTATAAGATATTTCGATCCATTCGTTGGTACTGGATTAGGATCACAAAATTTAATGGATGCATTTGATTTTGGAGGATTTTCACCATCAGTCAATTTTATGCTAATGCCATTACATCAAGACTTATTACGAATACAAACTATAGAATTTAATGACAGAATTAGGAAATCACATTTTTCATTTGAAATACATGGTGATGATATTAGATTATATCCAACTCCTGGTAAAACTGGAACAGCAGCAACGCCATTTTATGAAAAGGTTTGGTTTGAATTTGTATTTGAGGATAAAAAAGCAGATGAAGCATTATTATTCGGAAATACTGCAGTAATGAATGGAGTAGTATCTGATGCATCAAATATTCCATATACATATCAAAAATATTCACAAATAAATGATGTTGGAAGATCTTGGATATTTAGATATGGATCTGCATTAGTAAAAGAAATGTTAGGATATGTTCGAAGTAAATATTCGTCTGTACCTATACCAAATTCAGAAGTAACTTTAAACGGATCTGATTTAGTCTCTCAAGGACAAGCAGAAAAAGAAGCATTAATTACACAATTAAGAGAATTTTTAGAAAAATTAAGTAAAGAAAATATGATAACACGACAACAAGCAGAAAACGATGCAATGAATGAAGTATTATCAAAAATACCAACAAAGATATATGTAGGATAAAATGGCTCTATTTGGAACACAACGAGATGCAAAATTTTTAGCATCAATTAATGCAGAATTATTAAATGCAATAATTGATACAGAAATAGAATTCTATAAATTAATTATTGAAGAATCAAATTCAAATATATATGGCGAATCAGTAAATAAAACATATTTTGATTTTATACAAATTCCAGCTTTAATTACTAAAGAAGGAAAAACTGCTGAAATGGATGATTATGGTCATACATATACAAGGACAGCACAATTTGGAATATCAAGAGATATTTTAGAAAAAGCTTCATTTTATCCCGAAGTTGGAGATATAATTAAGTGGGATAATGAATTCTATGAAATTGACAATGTTGATGCAAATCAATATTTTGCAGGAAAAAATCCAGATACGTGGCCTAATGGAAATAAATTTGGTTATAGTGTTTCAGTTTTATGTGATTCGCATGTAACAAGACAAACTCCAGCAAATATTAGAAAAATGAGATTTGGATTAACAAGCGATAATCAATCATATAAAGGATTTTAATGTCTAGACAAAGAAATTTAAATATTGATCGAAAAGTAAATAAACCAGATCTTAGAAATACTGAGTCTGTTAGAGATGATCAAACGTTTGATAGATCATCTCAAATTCGAAGAGATGATGATATTCAGGTTACTCCAAAACGAACGGTTTATGATATAGACTTTGCATTAAAATGGTTTATAGAAAATACAATACAACCAAAAATTACAGCAGCAAATAATGAACTTATTGACATACCAGTTATATATTCAAATGCAGAAAAATGGGATAGTGTAAGAAAATTAGGATATATTCGTGATGAAAAAGGAATGTTACAATCTCCATTAATTATATTAAAAAGAAATTCATTACAAGAAAGAGATCAATTAAAAAAATTAGACGTAAATAGATTTATATCTGGAAATTCGATTACATATCGACAACAATATAATAATCGAAATCAGTATATGGATCAGTTTTTCCCAATACCAGATCAAGAAAAAAAATTCTCAGAGACATTCTATTCAATTAGTATCCCGGAGTATGTTGATATAGAATATGATTTGTTGATGTGGACAGATTTTACAACACAAATGAATGAACTTGTTGAACAATTTATGCCATATGGAGGATTTGCTTGGGGAAATGAATCAAATAAATACAGGACTCATATACGAACAATGAGTTTTGAAACTGTAAATACTGTAGGAAATGATCGTCTAGTACGATGTACAGTACCATTAACAGTTAATGGTACATTATTAGCAGAGCAAGAACAACGAATATCAACATTACAAAAACGATATTCATTAAAAAAATTAGTATGGCAAATTATTGTAGATGTTGAAGATAATATTTTTGATTCTCCAATACTACCGCAAGCTGTATTAGATGTAGAAACACAAATTAGAAGTGGCGCTCGTGTAGTTATTACAAGAGTAGGTACAAATGAACAAATAGAAATAGATGCAAACCTTATGGATTATTTAACACAACTCGAAGAAAAAACAGGAACTGTACAGAATTCAACCACTGTAACAGTAGCTGACGTAGCCGGCACTAACCCACAAACATTACTAGCTGCAACTAAAAATGAATTTAATATATATATTAATGGACAATATATTGATAAAGCATTATACACATGGACACCATCATTAACATCTCCGCAAACAATTATATTTAATACTGCACAATTAGGCTATACTTTAGAGGCTGATGATATAATTATAATAAATGGAAGATGGCAAAGAAGCTTATAAAAGAAATTAAAAAAAATGGCTAGAAGATTTAAAGGAAAACAATTAGCAAAACATCTAGTTTTAACTGGATCTTTAGCTATTTCAGGATCAGATTCACCATTGCCTAATAGTGCATCATTGGCAATAGATGGAGGATTTAATCGCACAGATTCTGATCCAACAACACTAATAGGAAATTTTGATGCTGGTTCATTTCATGAAGATCTTAACCCGCCACCACAAAAACAAATTATATTATAATGTTTTATAATTGTTTTATATTTATAATAAAGAAAAAATAATAAAAGGAATTTAATCAATGTCACAAATCATTCAGCATAGACGAGGAAGCTTGTCAAACATTAAATCTCTGAATACAAATGGCCCAATTCATAGAGGCGAAGTATTAGTAGCAACCGGTTCGTTGTATATATCTTCAGGATCACTTGATTCAGATAATTATCATTATTCTGCTTCCATTTTCTTTGGAGGATCATTAACTACTGATGGATCTAATTATAGACCATTAACGTCAATATTATCTGGTTCTGGATTACCTGCTATAACAGTTGGTTCATACGGAAGAGCTTTAGACGGAATTTTATGGGTAAATACAGATGATAATAAATTATATAGATTAGCCGCAGATCCAACAAATGATTTAGCAGGCGTTGGAAATGGTGTAAATGCAACTGGGTCTCACGTAGAAATTTCAGGAGGCTCATCAGAAGCATCTGGTCAAATAGGTGCTGCAGAAGACGCAAGTTATACAGACGGATTATTTACAGACTTCACAACAACAACACCAGTAGGAACAGCTGTAGATAGATTTAACGAAATTTTAAAAGCATTAGCACCTCCTCCTGCACCATTGCTAGATGATATTGACATGGATTCAGCTGGTACTAGTGTTAAATTATCATTTGGAGCCTCAAATGGTGTAACATCATATTCAAATGTAGATGGAACAGGCGGATCAACAATAGATTCTAATGCAGTTTTTAATGCATCAGGAACTAGAAGAGGAGCATTTGGATCAGCAGGTGCAAGAACAGGTACATTAAATGAAGATATTTCTGGAGATGGACCTGGCAATATTAATTTTCCAGATAATTCGTTTGGAGATGCTGAATTAGGAACAATAAAATTACATGTTAATGGAGTAGACTTACTTACAGTAGATTTAACATCAACAACTAATGCAATTACACAAACCAATGGTAATAGTTCACAAATTGCAGTAAGTGCAACAAAGAATGCACAATTTGATGATGGTACAGAACTTGACACATTTAAAAGTAGAACAGGTACATATAGTATAAATGCAGCTGATCAAAGACAAGGATATAATTTTGCAAAAATTATTCGTTCAGTAGGCGGTACAGATACTGATTCAGATTTTGTAGAATGGGTAAATGATTTTGATAATAATGCATTAGCAGGTTCTGGGCAGGAAATGTTTGAGTATACTGCAACAGGAGCCAATCAAATATCTGGAGTAACATATCATACAGCTGCCACAATTAAATTTAGAACTAATATTAGTAATGCATATAGAAATACTTATACTAATGGTAATGCTATAACATTTAGTCCTACTAGCTTAAGTGCAGCAACAGGAGTACACATAACTGGATCAGGTATCACAGATACTATTAATGCTAGTGGAAATAGTCATGTTTTACCAGCATTAAATAATTCTGCAGATTGCGAACAACAAGTAATTCATCTTGCATGTACAGCTAGTTATACTGCAAACTTATATGACCCAAATGATACACAAAGAATTACAGCACAAGTTTCACATCCATTAAAATCAAACGTAGTATCAACTCCTAGTACACACACAGGAACTTTAATATATAAAACAACAACTAATTCATCAACTAACACAGAAAACTTTAAACATGAATCTAATAGATTAGCGGATGGAAATTATGCAAATCAATCTGATG